TCCATGGACTTTGTGGCGCTCTACAACGACGCTGACGGGTCGCAGCTGGTCATCACGCGCACTGACGCAGCCTAAGACGAAAACGGGGGATATATGGAACTTGAGAAGCTGTCGACTGCGCCTAGCCATGAGGCGGGCGCAGAATGCCGGATCAAGGCAAACGGGAAAGACACTGACGTCTATATCACGATCCAGGGACAGGACTCGCGGGCATACCGCAAGGCCAAGAAACGTCAGATGCGGGAGTTTATTGAGGCCCGCAAAAACGAGATCGACATTGACGATCTGGACACGGATCGGATGGACGTTGAGTTGCTGGCGGATTGCACGCTTGGATGGCGTGGCATCACGGTAAACGGCGAGGAGTATGAGTTCAGCCGTGAAAACGCGATCCAGCTGTATACGGACGCCCCGGAAGTCACGCTGCAGCTGCTCCAGTTCATAGAAGATCGGGCGGTTTTTACCAACGGCTGATCGATGACTTCGTGACTTTCGGTCGTTGGTGCTTTTGGATCAACGACTGCCCCGACGGGTCAAAGGTCAGCCGGTTGGATTCGCTAAGGCAGGTGGAAAAGAGCACGGGGAAAACACCTGCGGAGCTCAAGAATGGGCCGACACTTTCCGGCGACCATTCCGATGCTTGGGAAGCGTTCGTCAATCTCAAGGAGTACACTTATTCCGAGATTGAGGCGTACATGCGAGTGACAGGCTATCAGCTAGACCCATGGGAAGTTGAAGCCATCATGCAGCTTGCCAAATATAAGGACGCGAAACCGGTATGGCCACTGAATACGCAACACTGACATTCGTTGCAGAGACCGATTCCCTGGTCGCTGCAGAGAAGCGTCTCAATTCGGTCGCACGCGCCGGCACTCGCACCCAGAAGTCGGTCAAAAACATATCGACCTCCGCTTCGGCTGCAGGGCGCAGCTTTGGTGGCATGGGTCGAAATGCGGGGCAGGCTGGCGTGCAGATTCAGCAGCTTGTCGGCCAGGTTCAGGCGGGCACCAACCCGATGGTGGCGCTTTCGCAGCAGGCCGCTGACTTGGGTTTTGTCCTGGGCGTACCGCTGGTCGGCGCCGTCGCGGGCTTGGCGTCCGCGATTGCTGGCCCCTTGATCGCCAGCTTGTTCAACGGCAGCGACGCGCTTGCGGACTTCCGTGATGAGATCGAGGACTCCATCGACAAGTTCGACGAGCTGACGCAGCGAGAGCAGCAAATCTTCATTCGCGATACCGAGCAGCGCATTGCCAGTCAGCGTGAGGAACTGAACAAGCTGCAGCGTCAGATTGATGAGGCCGAGGCTGCGGCCGATCGTTTCTCGCTTGCTGGCCGCGCCATTGCTGCGCAACGCGAGCGGGATCGAGTTGATGATCTGGCCGTTGAGTTCGGTGAACTGCAGCGCGAGATTGAATCTAGCGAAGAAGCGCTGGAATCAGCCCGCGACTCGATTTCCGGCGTCGCCGATGAAACAGACGACGCGACCTCGGCTGGTCAGCGATTCGTTGATCGTTTGCGCGAGCAGGCGGACACGCTAGGCATGACGCGTAGCGAGGCGCTGCTGTACAAAGCGGCGCAAATGGATCTGACCGATGCGCAGATGCTTCAAGTTCGCGTGGCTGCAGAACGCATCCGACAGTACGAGGCGGAGCAGCAGGCGTTAAAGGAACAGCGGGAGGAAGAAGCGCAGGCTCGCCGTGAGCAGCTTGAGGCAGAGCGTCAGGCGGAGGAAGAACGGCGCCAGCGTGAGCAGGAACGCTTGGAGCGTGAGCGCGAGCGCCAAGAAGCAGTCAGCGAGCTGCAGCGGCAAGGCCTGTTAGGGCGCGAGGAAAACGAACTCCAGAGTCTGCAGCGTCGCCGCGAGCAGCTTGAGCGCTTCCGCCAGGATGACCTAATCAGCGAGCGCCAGTATCAGGAGGCATCTCGCAAGCTGGAGCAGGACACGATGCAAGCCAAGGTAGGCATCGTTGGAGACTCGCTTAACCAGCTGGGGAAGATCAACGAGGACGCGTTTAAGGCGGCCAAGGCGTTCAACATCGCTCAGGCAATCATGAACACTTACACCGGCGCTACGAAGGCGCTGGCAACCTATCCGCCGCCGTTTAACTATATCGCTGCTGCAGGCGTTGTTGCTGCTGGCTTGGCGCAGGTATCGCAGATTCGCTCGCAAAGCTACAGCGGCCGCGCGGTTGGCGGACAGACACGGGCTGGCGAATCATACGTCGTTGGCGAGCGCGGGCCGGAAGTTTTGACGATGGGCTCGAGTAACGGGCGGGTCATTCCGAACGAGGCACTGCGCCGTGCCGAGGACGGCCAGGGCGCGAGCCAGACAACCAATGTGACTTTCAACATCAACACCGTGGATGCTCGCGGGTTTGATCAGCTGCTGCAGTCCCGTCGCGGCCAGATCATCAGCATGATCAACTCGGCATCCAATGATCGCGGGAGGCGGGCAGTCGTATGAGCGGCACGTATCCATCAGAGCCTGAGTTCCAGGCCATCAATGTGTCATCGCGCCACAACAACCTATTCTCCGAGACCGTTTCGGGGCGCGTTCAGGTGCGGGCACTTGGCGGTCAGCGGTGGGCGTTCACGGCTAGGTATAACCGGATGACTCGGCAGGAGTTCCAGCCCGTGTTTGCATTCGTCACCAGTCAGCAAGGTCGGCTTGGGTCTTTCGGCATTGTGCCGCCAGTGATCGGGTCTACGTCGGGAGACGCGACTGGCACGGCTCGCGTAAATGGCACAACGCCAGCCGGCGAAACCTCCGTGCCTGTTGATGGATTCACGGGTTCGATCAAGGCGGGCGACTTTGTAAAGTTCAATCATGGCAAGGTTTACATGGTGACCGAGGATCGCAGCGGCCCTGGGAACATCTCGATTGAGCCGGCGCTGGTGACAGACGTGGCCGATGACGAGCAGATGGTCTACAACGACGTCACGTTCACCATGCGGCTAGATAATGATGTTCAGGAATACGATCTGAACGCCAGTGAGCAGTATGAATACCAGGTCGACATGGTCGAGGTGATCTGATGCCTCGCACGATTAACCCGTCAACAATATCTGCGCTCCAGTCGGACGAGATTAGGCTGTGCCATTTGGTGCAGATCGACTTCGATAGCATCACTAGGATCACAGACAACTTCCATCCTGTGCAGTATGACGGCCAGACCTTTTTGCCTGCCGGTCATTTGCTGAGCATTCAGGATGTACAGGAGACCGAAGAACTGCGGGTCGGTTCGTTGAAGATCAGCCTATCGTCCGTTGACCAGGCTTTCGTGTCCGTGTTTTTGAATATCGACTACCTGAACCGAAGGGTGCGCATCTGGAACGCTCTGCTGAATCAGGCTGGCCAGATCATTGGCGATCCGATTGCTACTTTTGATGGCGACATCACGGGATACGGAATCACCGAAAACCGGAGCTCGTCGACCATTTCTGTTTCTTGCGCGAGCCATTGGGCCGACTTTGAGCGCAAAGCTGGGCGGTTTACCAACAACAACTCGCAACAGTATTTTTTCCCCAACGATACGGGCTTCCGATTTGCTGCCGAATCAGTGAAGGACATCAAATGGGGCAAAGCATAATGCCAACTGACGCTCAGCTTGATTACATGCGGCGCTCTGGCGACAAATACATCGATGGGAATGGGTACATTGAGAACGAGCACGGCTTTGCGTCGTGGGTCGCCAAGCCAGACTGCATACATGTGATTCAAGTTTATGGTGATGGCAAATACTGGGATGTTTTTTTCCGCCAGCTGGCAAAAGATCGTGGCGTAGGTTCATACATGTTTTACACTCGCAGAAACCCAAAGGCTTTTGCGCGTAAGTTTGGCGCCAAGACGGTGCAAACGCTTATGCAGGTCGAGGTAGAGTAAATGAGTAGCGTTGTAGACAGTGTCGGCGATGCGTTCTCCAGTGCAGCCGATGCCGTAACTGGCGCTGTCGATAGCGTTGTCGACTTCGCTGGTGACGTCGTTGATACGGCCGTCGATGTTGTTGGCGAGGTCGTCTCATGGGTTGTCGATATACCCGAAGTTCCTGACGTTGGAACGCAAGCGCAAAACGTCCTAGTCAATCAGCAGTCAAACATTGCCCCGTTGCCGGTCATTTACGGAGAACGCCGCGTTGGTGGAACCCGCGTGTTTACTGAAACCTCGGGCAGCAACAACAAGTTTCTGTACCTGTGCATTGCGCTGTGTGAGGGTGAGGTCGAATCCATCACCGACCTCAACATCGATGATGAGCCTTTGGCTGGCTCGAAGTACGAGCCATACGTCACGTTTGAGGCGAAAACCGGCACGGACGACCAGGTGGCGTCGGATATCTTGCTCGAGGCGCCGTCGTGGAGCACTACAGACCGTCTGCGTGGCGTGGCATATCTGGCCGTTCGGCTGGAGTTTAACCAAGACGTATTCAGCTCGCTGCCGACCATTAACGCGGTGGTTAAAGGCAAGCGAGTGTTCGACCCGCGCACCGGAACAACCGGCTATTCAACAAACCCGGCCTTGGCGCTGCGCGATTACCTGACCGACCCTCGGTACGGCAAGGGCTTGGTGCCCAACCTGATTGACGACGTGGCTTTCAGTTCGGCTGCTGACTCATGCGAGGAGCAGGTCGAGACAGTCGAGGGCAGCGGCGAGTTCGTCAACAAGTTCGACATCAACGGAACGATCAACACCGACCAGACGCTGTTCAACAACGTCTCGCAGATACTCGGGGCCATGCAGGGCTTGATGCCTTACCAGAACGGCAAGTACCGCCTCATCATTGAAGATGACTACGACAGCACGTTCGACTTCACAATCGAAAACATTATCGAAGGCATCAACTTCTCCGGCCCTAACAAGAAAAAGCGATTCAACCGGGTTGTAGCCAAGTTTGTGAACCCTGATAGCAACTGGCAAGCGGACTCGGTGACTTGGCCTGAGCCGGACTCTCAGCAATCTGCGGACTTCCTCGCCGAGGACAACGGCGTGGTACTGGAGAAGCAGATTGACCTGCCCAGCGTGACCAACTTCTACCAGGCGCGGAACATCGCAAAGACGCTTTGCCTGTCATCCCGCCGCAACGGCATATCCATCGACTTTAAGGCCACGTCAGAGGCCATGGAATGCGCTGTGGGCGACGTTGTGACTGTTACCCACCCTACCCCAGGCTGGGACGGTAAAGAGTTCCGTGTGACGCGCATGAGCATCAACTTCGACGGGACGGTAAACATTTCCGCCCGCGAGCACACGGCCTCAGTCTATCCTTGGGTCAACGACGCCGAGCAACCAGCTTCTGCGCAGTCGAATCTGCCCGATCCGCTTGATGTCGCTGCGCCATCCGTTTCAGTTTCCGACGAGCTGCAGTCCTTTAACGAGGAAGCCATCACGGTTTTGCTCGTCGACCTGGACACTGGCGATTCTTTTGCGGAGCGATTTGAGGTTCAGGCGCGCAAAGAAGGCACAACGGAGTTCATCAATCTAGGCCAGGCTGGCGGAGATCGCTTTGAGCTCGTCAACGTCGAAGATAATGCCGTCTACGAGGTTCGCGCTCGAGTGATTAACTCGCTGGGCGTGAGCTCCCCCTACACGACGGTGGATCATCAGGTTGTCGGAAAGACTGCGCCGCCTTCTGACGTCACCGGCCTGACGGGGAACGTGATCGGCAATCAGTATCTGCTGACTTGGAACGCGGTGCCTGATCTTGATCTTTCCCATTACCGCATCCGGTTTGCTAGCGACGACGACGGCAACGAATACCAGAATGCCATCAGCCTGGTGCCCAAGGTCGCTCGGCCAGCAACATCAGTCTTGGTGCCCGCGCGGAACGGCACGTATTTCGTCAAAGCCGTGGATAAGCTGGGCTTGGCGTCGACGAATCCTGCAACGATTCGGCTGCAGTCAAACATCGAGGCCATTGAGAACTTGAACGTCGTGCAGACGATTGAGGAGCACCCGGACTTTCCCGGCTCTTTTGATGACGTAGTGGAGCTGGATGCGCAGGATCGTCTGGTGCTAGATACATCTATCAATTTTGACAGCGTATCCGGCAATTTCGATGACGCTACGGGGTTGTTTGATGCGGGCGAAGGCAATGTCGATGCCGAGGGTTTTTATTACTTCGGCACCAGGACTGATTTGGGCCAGGTGTTCCTTTCTCGAGTAACAGCCAACGTCAAAACAACCCGCTTGGATTACAGCACGCTTTTCGACACAGTGCCCGGCCTGTTCGACAGCCGCCCAGGACTTTTCGATGGCGACCCGAATGCGTTTGATGATGTCGATGTGGAACTGCAAGTTAGGACAACGAATGACGATCCTGCCGCCAGCCCAACGTGGTCAGATTGGCAGCCATTTGTTGTGGGCGATTTTCGGGCTAGGGCGCTGGAGTACCGGGCAAGGCTTAGCACCAAAGATGACCAGGCAACACCAGCGGTTTCTGAATTGACCGTGGCAGTGGATATGCCCGATCGAATTGAGCGCGAGTTCGATATCGTGTCGGGCGCGGGCGCTAAGTCGGTTACATTCCCAACCGCATTCAAGGACACTCCGGCAATCGGCATCGGAGCTCAGGATTTGCAGACCGGGGATTTCTACGAAATTACCAGCAAGTCTCGAACCGGGTTTACAATCACCTTCAAAGACTCAAGCGGAACAGCAGTCAGTCGGACATTTGACTATACTGCCGCAGGATATGGCAAAGAGGTAACAACATGAGTCAGCATGACTTCAACATCGCAAACCAGGGCTTCCCGTCTTTTCGCGCCG